GTCTACTCTTAAGTCTAGGCACATCCAATCTCTTTCAGAAATAAAGTCTTGGACTGAATATTGCATTGAAAACTTTGATGATTTGATGAAGGCACAACAAGCTAAAGAAGATGAATCTGAAGAATTACAGGAAACAGTTGTTGAAGCTTCTGCCGGTGCTGGTTCTGGCGCTGGTGGCTCTTCTGATTGATAGCTTGGGTTCTTGTTCGTGCCAATTGGCTATTTTTGGTATGATTGGCAGTGTTTTCTCCTCTTCGTTGAGTGCTCGTTCGCAACGTAAGGCTAATGAGGCAAATTTGGAGATAAATAAAATGAACAATGAATTTAATGCTAAAGAAGCCGAGAAAGCTCGTTCGTTTCAGCTTGATATGTGGAATAAGGAGAATGCGTATAATACTCCAGCCGCCCAACGTGCTAGACAGGAGGCAGCAGGCTATAACCCTTATATGAATCCCGGTGATGCCGGTAATGCTTCCGGTTCTTCTGCTGCTCCTGCTGCTTCTGCTGCTTCTCCGGCTGTTATGCAGGCTACAGACTTTTCGTCTCTTGGTGATATTGGTGTAAAACTTGCCCAAGAAATGAAAATGATGTCCGAAAAGAAAGGTTTGGATATTCGCAATTTTAGCCTTAAGGATTATCTTAATGCTGAAATAAACAAAATGAAAGGTGATACTAATTGGCGTAATGCGTCTCCTGCAGCTATTCGCTTTAATACTATGATGGGTCTTGAAGCTGCCCGTTTGCAAATGGCTGGTTTAAAGGAACAATGGACTAATCAGGTTTGGAGTAATAACCTTCTTCGTGCGAATGTTGCTAACTCTCTTTTGGATGCTGCAGCTAAGACTGTTTTGAATAAGTATTTAGACCAACAGCAGCAAGCAGATTTAAATGTTAAAGCTGCACATTATGAGGAGCTTATAAATAGAGGACAACTTCATGTTCGTGAGGCTCAAGAGAGTTTGTCTCGTGAGATTCTTAATTATGCCCGTGCTAGAGGACAAAATATTTCTAATAAGGTAGCTGCTCGGACCGCTGACGGTCTTATCTATGCCAATAATGCGGCGAATTATTACGAGGGCTCTTATAATAATTATCGTCGTCAAAAGGTTAATCTAGATGCTGCCTCTGATTTTCTTGGTAATCAGTGGCAAAATCAGCTTACAGGTGAATTGCTTAATTCCAAGCGTTGGGATAATGAAATGCAGGCTTGGCGCGAGGCTATTAATTCCGCTAACGCTTTGATTCGTGGCTCTTCTGATGTTATGGGTTCTTATAATACCTATGAGAATGGTCGCTATGAGCGTGGTCGACCTTATTCGTATGATTATGAAGAATACGAACAGTTTGACAAAAAGAGAGGTACACGTCGTAAAACTCGCAAGTACAAACGTTAGTACTATTTTATTTCCTTTTTAATTTTAATTTAGCTCTGTTGTGAAACAGGGCTATTTTTATGTCTATGCGAAGCCTTTACTTTTGTGCGAAAGCAAATCAGGTTTCACGTCTAACCTGATTCAACCTCCTCTCGTCTGAAATCTGCAAAAGTGACACTAATAAAAATATCGTTTTATGTTGTATAACATATAAAATAATTTGTATGTGTCCTAAATAACCTCTACTTTTGTAATACAGAAAAGGAAATAGTACTAACATTTCAAACTTAAGATTATGGATAAATTGGTTACGATTCGTTTGGAACTTACTTGTACAGATGCTTTTGGAAAGTTATATAATACTTCAATGAATTATTGTTCGCCTAATCATTATACGTCTTTGTTTGCCGTTGTATCTGAATTTCAGTTTGCTATGGCTGCTACAAAAGCTTGTGATAATGCAGGTTTTCCGTATGGTTGTTATCTTGTTGGTATTCGTGATATTGGTGATATTGATAAAGATTCTGAATAATTTTAATATACTCGGACGGTGGATCGCTAGCTTAAGCCGCCCCTTCGTATATATTTACTAATCATATAATTTTTAACATTATGTATTTATTGATGAATGTACAAAGTAAAGAAGGTGCGAAAGTAAGTGCACCTCTTTTGGTGAACACTGATAAAGTGTGTTTGTGTGACCTTGTAGAACGCGAGTTGACAAAACAGGATTGTGTAGTCATTTTTCAGAAGGTAGAAGAGTGTGACAAGTCCGATAACGAGGTTAAACGGTTTGATAAAGCGTGATGCACTAGTCATGCGCAAAACGCCTGTGTACAGCAATGCAAGAAAATAGTTTTTTCTTTTTTCTTTCCGACATTGCATCTCACAGGCGTTTTGAATAACTTCACCAAGCGTTATTTTATTAAAATCTGTTAAATCTTGCGCGCGCGTTAACGCGTGTGCATTATTTAACCGATTTTGATAAAATGTTGATTGGTGATGTTAGGCAAAACTACCTATCTTTGCAATTTCGTAAAGATTAAAGGAAAAAGTATTTTCCCCCTGCGCGGAGCGCAAATTAATAGCAACTTTGTTGCGTGCGTCAAGGATAGTAGCGGATATCCCGCAATGAAGTGAGGAATTGCAGTGAATAGCCTGCTTGGACGCCCAAATATAGGATATTATGGATAAGAAAGTTTTTAAGTATTTTAACAAATGTGAACATCCGCAAGTGATTCAAAATAAATATACAGGTGATTATGTAAAAGTTGATTGTGGACAATGCCCTTATTGTCTGATAAAAAAAGCTGATAGGTCCACGCAGAAGTGTGATTTTGTAAAATATAATCATAGGTATTGTTATTTTGTAACTTTGACATATAACACACAGTACGTACCGAAAATGTCGTTAACGCAAATTGAGGATTATATGTCCGATTGGTTGCCTGTGCGCCCCCCGAAATCGTTCGGTACGCAGCTTGCTGCTCGTATGTTGACCGATAATCGTGTAAATAAGGAAATTACGGATTTTATGTCTGCAAAGGTGAATCGCCCTTATATGCTTGAGCATTTGCGCCTCTTGGAGGCGGATCGCTACAAGGCGTTAGCGCTGCGCTATCCTAATTTTATTTCAAAGGCTCGTCCGTATATTTTACGCTCTATACCTCGTGTGTCCAAGTTACAAAAATTCAAAGATGAATATTTTGAGGAACTCGTTTGGTTGCTTCCCGAAATCGCGGAATCATTGAAAAAAAAGAGCAATACCGATGCTAATGGTGCTTTTCCTCAATTTAAAGGATTATTAAAATATATTAATATTCGAGATTATCAATTATTTGCTAAACGATTAAGAAAATATTTATCAAAAAAAGTTGGAAAATATGAAAAAATACATTCATACGTTGTATCAGAGTACAGCCCTAAGACATTCCGTCCGCATTTCCATATCTTATTTTTCTTTGACTCGGACGAAATCGCCAAAAATTTTCGACAAGCTGTATATCAGAGTTGGAGGCTTGGTCGTGTCGATACGCAACTTGCGCGGGAACAGGCTAACAGCTATGTTTCAAACTATCTCAATAGCGTTGTATGTATTCCCTTTGTATATAAGGCAAAAAAATCGATTCGCCCGCGTTCTCGATTCTCTAACCTCTTCGGATTTGCGGAAATTGAAGAAGGACTCCGACAAGCTGAAGACAAAAGGGCTGCTTTATTTGATGGATTGCCTTATATTTCGAATCAAAAATTTGTCCGATATGTTCCCAGCAGGTCGCATATCGATAGATTATTCCCCCGATTTACCTACTATGATGGTTCTTTTCTACGAAGGTCTTCTCAAATATATGGAGTCGTGCAACAAGTATTACGACTCTTTGCCCGAAACGAGCCCTTTAAGGAAGCAACTCCGAGAAACGTATCCGAATTTATATGTTGGTGGTGCGAGTACAACTTCCGGCAAGGATGCCGAATAAAGGATTTTCCTGATTATGTGAGAGAGTTTCTGCATATTGTTCGTCTTGATAGAGAGACTTTTTTTAATTGGGATGTTCCCATAGGTAAGATTTCCCGTTTTCTCTACCGTTTTAATATGTTTGAGAAAATGAAAGGTTCTCTCCGTTCTAAGCTTAAGTCTGTTGAGTTGTTTTATGATTATCGCGATTATCAGTCCCTTAAGAATCAGCTCTATATGCAGGAACTTATATTTTCCGAATTGGGTTATTCTGATGAGCTTCTCGATTCATTTTATGTTAAACCGAACTTAAAAGTTCTTAAAAATATTTATACTAAGAAATGGAGTGATACAAATTATTATGAAGTTCATTATCTTCGTGTCAAGCATAAATTGTTGAATGACCAAAATAATGTATTTCTATGAAAATTACTCCTAATCAGTGGATAGAGATTGTTAAGTTGATTTCTACCTTTGTTATTGGTATTATCACAACTTTGTTTGTTCAGTCGTGTACTCTTTCTTTGTCTGTATCAAAAAATAATTCGAATTCTACCCAGCAGACCGAGCAAAGGGCTTCCTCTGTTGCGGATTCGATTAGTGCTAATTTTAAACGTTAAGTTATGGGATTATTTAACCTTTCTAGTGTAAAGAATCACCCTAGACGCTCCGGTTTTGACCTTTCGTCTAAGGTTGCGTTTTCTGCTAAAGTCGGTGAACTTCTTCCAATTAAATGGACTTTGACTATGCCAGGTGATAAGTTTAGTTTAAAGGAACAGCATTTCACTCGCACCCAGCCCGTTAATACTTCCGCCTATACTCGTGTGCGAGAGTATTACGATTGGTTTTGGTGTCCTCTTCATCTTCTTTGGCGTAATGCCCCTGAAGTGATTGCGCAGATTCAACAGAATGTGCAACATGCTTCTTCTTTTGATGGTAGTGTTTTGCTTGGCTCTAATATGCCTTGTTTCTCTGCTGACCAAATTTCACAATCTTTGGATATGATGAAGTCCAAATTAAATTATTTTGGTTTTAATCGTGCTGATTTGGCTTATAAGCTTATACAGTATCTTCGCTATGGTAATGTGCGTACCGGTGTTGGTACTAATGGTAGCCGTAATTATGGTACATCTGTTGATGTTAAAGACCCTTCTTATAATCAGAATCGCGCTTATAATCATGCTTTGAGTGTTTTTCCTATTCTTGCTTATAAAAAGTTTTGTCAGGATTATTTCCGCTTGACTCAATGGCAGGACTCTGCGCCTTATCTTTGGAATATTGATTATTATGACGGAAAAGGTGCTACTACCATTCTTCCGGCTGATATTTCAAAGTCTGTGACTTATTTTGAAAACAATACTTTCTTTGATTTGGAATATTGTAATTGGAATAAGGATATGTTTTTCGGTTCTTTGCCTGATGCTCAATACGGTGATACTTCCGTTGTTGATATTTCTTACGGTACAACGGGTGCACCTGTTAAAATTGCGCAGAATTTGAAGTCGCCTACAAACTCTAGTACAACGATTGGTACTAGTAATGAATTTTCTTCTCAATTGATTGATGCAGGTACAAATTTAACTCTTGACGTTCTTGCTCTTCGTCGTGGTGAAGCTCTTCAGCGTTTCCGTGAGATTTCACTTTGTACTCCTTTGAATTATCGTTCGCAGATTAAAGCGCATTTTGGTGTCGATGTTGGTTCTGAAATGTCCGGCATGAGTACTTATATTGGTGGCGAAGCTTCTTCGCTTGATATTTCGGAGGTTGTTAATACGAATATTACTGAATCGAATGAAGCTTTGATTGCTGGTAAAGGTGTTGGAACTGGTCAAAGTAATGAGAATTTTTATGCTAAAGATTGGGGTGTTTTGATGTGTATTTATCATTCTGTGCCTCTTCTTGATTATGTTACGTCCGCTCCAGACCCGCAACTTTTTGCGAGTATGAATACTTCGTTCCCTGTTCCGGAACTTGATGCCATTGGGTTAGAACCTATAACGGTCGCTTATTTTTCGAATAATCCTATTGAGCTTCCGTCTACCGGTGGAATTACTGATGCTCCGACTACTACCGTTGGTTATCTTCCGCGCTATTATGCTTGGAAAACCTCTATTGATTATGTTTTAGGTGCTTTTACTACAACCGAGAAAGAGTGGGTTGCTCCTATTACGCAACAACTTTGGTCTAATATGCTTAAACCTTTAGGAACTAAAGGAGCAGGTATTAATTATAATTTCTTTAAGGTTAATCCTTCGATATTAGACCCTATTTTTGCGGTGAATGCTGATTCGTATTGGGACACTGATACGTTTTTGATTAATGCCGCATTTGATATTCGTGTAGCTCGTAACCTTGATTATGATGGAATGCCTTATTGATTATGAGAAAAGTTAAGAAAGTGCGTCCTTACTCACGCGTAGGTTATAATCATGATTATGATTCTAAAAAGAGTAAGTTTGCGGTTCGTGATAAGCTTGTTGAATTGTCGTCTTTTACTGATGGTTCCGGTGTATTTCACATGTTGAATGATATTACTTTGTTGTTTAATCAGCAACGCCTTGAAAATCGCATTGCTCCTACTGAACTTCGTGAAATGTTTAATCGCTTTTCACCGAATAAATCAAGGTATTTAGCGCAATTGGATGATGATACTTTGTTGTCTACTCTTAAGTCTAGGCACATCCAATCTCTTTCAGAAATAAAGTCTTGGACTGAATATTGCATTGAAAACTTTGATGATTTGATGAAGGCACAACAAGCTAAAGAAGATGAATCTGAA